GGCCTGAGGTAGGTTGCGGAGAGTGTTCACCTAAGCACGGCGATTAGCTGCATCTTCCAGTTTTTCATCTTAGGTGCAAGCAGTAGTGCGCCGAAGAATCCGGCGATTGTCAGGCCGATGTTGATGCCGATGGATTTGAGGAAGTCTATCATTTCTTTGCGTTGTAGTCAGTTGTGTACTGCTCATCCCAGCCGAGGAAGGTATGCACCCCGACAGGCGGAGGCCAGCACTCGAAGGGCAGGTAGGCAGGTTCAGGCTCTGCATCCCAAAGGATGTCTACGCAATATGTACCCTCTATTTCACCCAGCGGCACTGCGAAGCCTTGCGGCACTGGTAGCGCGGTGAATGTCGCTTCGTTGGGGAAGGCGTATTTGCGGAATGTCGGCATTTATAGTCGGGTTAATTCGGCGAGTTGGTCGTTAGATAGCCGCGTGGTGTAGAGGGCAGCGGCGCGGATGCGGTCTTGGAATGGGCCATAATTTGTGTTCGACAATACGCATTGCAATAACGACGTTGCGGGGTAATCGGTAGAATTAGTTGAAGTCCCCGCGCTTAGTCCATCAATGTAAAGAGCGTAATCTCCATTTTTATAGGCAAGTGCTATCTTATGCACCCCCAGCGAAACTACGGTGCTTGTAATAATACCTACAATACTTCCATTTGCTCTCCTTATTGAAACTCTGATTGTAAGATTTGCGTTTTTTACGATTGCGATAAAATCAGAAATATCGCCATCATCAATTGATATAATAGTACCTAAAATAGCTCTTTGAACATCCACCTCCGCATAAATCGTCCCCTCCGTTTGGCCTATCAACCCACTCACGAGCGCACCCGATGCGCTGATGACGTCGGCGGCACGGCTGACTGCTGCTGTCGTTGTGGGGATGTATGTGGTCGCGATGCTGCCGACTTCGACTTGTGCGCCCCAAGTGTATGCAGTTAAGTTGAGCGCACCTGATGCGGGCCAAGAAAGATCGCCGTTGCCTTCGGCCATCCTAAATAGAAGCTGCCCATCCAAATCGCCTGATGCAATAGTGTATGGTGCTGAAATAAGCCTATACCATCCATTGCCGTAATCTTGAACGCTTGCGCCTGCAGTCAAAGCAGTTCCACTTGCAAGGTTGAAATATGAGGTTGATGTGCCACTTCCACCAGTATAGTTTACAAAACTTAAAGCACAAAAAGTCAATGGGTTTGTTGCCCCGCGTTTCACAAACAAACTAAAAGTATGCTGACCAGATGCAGTAAAAATGATGCCTCCCCCTGAATAATAGGCATATTGATTCGCTCCGCTAGCTGCACCACCGACATACTTACTTATACTGCCACTCGTTCCGTCTGGTGCAAGAAAGTCAGTGCTGCCTGTTGTAATGGTCATTCCACCTGATGCCGTAGGTGTATCTTGGGCAGTCATCTGATTAACCCAACGAGCGAAGTTTGTCCCACTCGCCTCCACCAACAAGGCAGGGCAAGACTGCCCCAGCCAGTCAATACGAGGCACTCCCGATGCGACGCTTTCAATGAGGCCGCTGCTATTGACGCGTGTCGCCGTTGTGTTGCGGCTCACGGTGAACCGCATCGTGCTATCCTCCGCGACAAACGGAGGCACGTCTTGATAGAGGTTGCCGTCTTTGTAAAACTGCGGCACGATCAGCAGCGACGGTGTCGATGGCAGTCCGTCATTGTATGCCTCCACACCCCGAGCTAATAAGCACGGCGCTTCCTCAACGGTAGCACCGGCAGCCTTAGCGCCTTCCAGTGCCTTGTAGAACTGAGACTTATACGCGCCATTGTTGCCCAACATCGTGGCGTTGGGGATAGCGTAGCCCTGAATCATAGCGCTTAGTCAGTATATGCAACAGCAGTACCAGCGGCAATGGTGACCGCCTTAATCGTCAATCCCTGAGGCGCACGCACAATCATGCCGGTCTGCCATTGGAATGAAGAGCTGAAGCCAAGAACTGTCAGCAAGTTGCGGTCAAGCTGATCCGTTAGCGTGCTGATGGTCGTGTTTGGCGTGTTGATGACCATGAACTTTATGCGCTGATTTGTCAGCGCAGCAGCGGTGGCGCCTGATCCACTCACACCCACAACTTGGATGTTCAGGCCATCAGCCATCATATCTTGGTTTACTGTACTCATAGCTTTGTGTTTTATTCTAAATATACCTTAGGTCGGAATTTCACAAACTGAGTGTCCCCAGGGGATGTCAAAACTTAGGGAAGCTGTCCACCCGGCTACCTTGTCATCCCTGGCCTCCACAAACCTGGTCAGCGCCACGCTCTCCTGGAGCGTCCATATCTCATCGGGATCATCCGTCAAGGATGCTATGAAGTCCTGAGCTGTGCGCAGCTGATCACTCAGCACCTCATCTTCATTGTCTGTCCACCGGTAGACAACACTGCCGCTGATCGTCGCATCGAGGCCACGCAAGTCCTCAACGCGGTCCATCCAATAGCACTGCACACTGAGCGTCATCACTCCCCTCCCCGCTTGTGCAGAGATAACGTCAGCGAAGACCAATGGATAGGCGATCCTATCGCGGTCGCTGGTTCGTAGATTGATTACATTGTCCGTCCCGATTGCCAGCGGATCCCCTGTCCCGAAGCTGTTCACCTGGGGATGGTTTACCGCTCGCGTCATCAGGGCGTTTTTGATCTTTACCCAAGACATAGCGTGCCAGTTTTAATACGTTGTTTTTATGCGCTCCCATTAGCAGTTATCACATCCATACCAGCCTTCGTCGTTGATGCCATACGGCCTATCCAGGCCGACACCACGCATCCGGTAACCACGATCGAGGACCATGCCGACACGGTAGTTGGTCGCATTCGGGTAGATAGTGTCAATGGCTACCGTTGGGCTGTTAAAGAGCGGGTAGTCGTTGCGGTTCTCCACCAAGTAGCGCGTCACCCTCTCGCTGTACCACTCCGCATCGCTTTTCGTGCGATCCATCAGCCTGGTAATCTCATCGACATTCATTGCAGTGCTTTCCGTGCTCGTGCGTCGATCCATCCCTTTATTCATGTACTTAAAGGCCAAGACTATCGGCAGCTCAAATTGCAGCCACTGGACGAGTGCCGGCTGGATGTAATCTTCAAGCAGCGTGGTGTTCAACGCACTGACACTCTGAGCGATGATCTGCGCCTTTATCTCGTTGTATAGCGGCGATCCGATGATCGGCTGTATGCGCATCTCCTGCACTTTGATCAGCGTCGGGCGAATCTGCGTGTAGCTGACGTTCTCATTGATGATGCTGTTCTCGAGCAGCGTCTGCTCGCTGATGAATAGTGCCTTACTCATGGTGCTTCTGTTATTCTGTTGCCTCTGCGAATTACTGTTACCTGCTCCCAGATATGGCGGCATTGCGGTGTGCGTATGTCTGCCGGTCCTGGCCTGCGATACCACCCACCCCTGCGCGCCCACACGCTGTATCCCATGATCTGGGATATTTGGTTGATCTCCTCCCTGGTGTAGACCTTTCCGCTTTGAGCCATCTGCAGCATGATAGTGCAGAACTCCCTGCTGGTTTTGACGTCCTTGTTGCTGAATCCGGGTGCCCAAGCGTAGCGGTAGCGCATCTCAAGAGTTGGCACCTCCGTTGGCGCTGTCTCCTTTTGGATGCTGTCAATCACGCGGCGAATGGGATAGCGGTTTTTCTGCATCAGATAGGCCACACGCTTGCGTATGCGCTCACGGCTGACACCGAACTCTCGCGCCATCTCTTCGACGGTAGCATCTAAATTCCTGCGCCTGTACTTGATGATCTTATCATCCAGCTCTTTTTCCTCTTCATCCAATGCCGCAAACGCCTGCCTGGTGGCGCTGCTTATATCCTCTTCCAGCTTCCCGGTGAAGTGCAGCGGCTGGCTGTGCAGGATGACGTAGTCGCTCTCCTGGCTGCCAAATGTCGATGCCACACGGTGCAGGATTTCGTACTCTTCATTGCCCCAGTCGCATGTCGCATCATCGTAATCTTCAGCGCTGAACTCCTGCTCATTAACCCCCAAGAATGCGTCAACCTGTTCAGCACTCAGCCCGAAGCCAGCCCCCAACATTGTCCTCGCTTGCTCTAAGTTAATCTTGCCCTGGCCGTAGTGCCTGACGATGCGCATCAAGTTTTGATACTGCCGCCCCGAGAGGGTGCGTATTGCTTCGTTTATAGGCTCTGCGGCGGCTTCTATGGCAAGATCTCCTTGTCCTGGCTCAATCACTTCACCCGCTGTTTTCAGTGGCTCTAATCCAGCCTTTTCACGCAGCTCATCCGGTGTCATAATTGTCATCAACGCCTGCTCCGAAAGCTGCTCAGTGATCGGCTCGACAGGGATCAACGTCAAGCCTTCAACGCCGTTGAATGACGCCAGGTAGTTGATGGTTCGCTCGATTCTCTTGATGCGGTCTTGGACGTAGGTGTTGCGGAATAATTCAAAGGCCTCCACCAATTCCTTGCGGCCTCCAAGCTGCCCTTCAACACGAACACCGAACAACTGAGGGTTGGTGACGCGGTGGCTGATAAAGATCTCCTGCTGCACCGTTTTATTCAGCACCTCAAACTGCTTATCCATGTCACTCGGGGTGAGTGGCAACATCGTTGGCGCTTTCGTGGCATCATCATTGAAGGTGACGACAAAGCGGCCTGCATTGTCCGTGCCGCTGAACTTGCGCTTGATCTGCCGCTCAATGTCTACCTGTTCCTCAGGTGTCGGGATGCCGTTGTTGAAGTTGATAAGATAGCCGCCCCAAAAATTGTTTCTCAGATTATTATTGTGGAAGTTGGCGATCTCCACGTCAGCTTCAATCCACGCCAAGCCGCCAAGATATTCGGGCAGAGGGTAGTACTTGACACCAGCGGAATAGCAGCGGTAGTAGAAGAGTTGCTTGCCGATGCGGTTCTCTGGATCAAAGGCAGGGATGCGCTCAATGTCCTCGACCTTGGGGAACTGGCGGATCATCTCTTCATTGTACCAATTTGCAATTTGGAACATCTTCTCCTTCTTATCCACGCGCACACGCTCAAAGGCTACATGCTCCATCCTGGCGATTTGCCCGGATCGTGACCAAGTCACAGCAATGGCCATGCCGTTGAATAGCTCAAAGTCCAAGCACAGCTTCTGCGTAAGGTCGTTCAAATCGTCAACTTCGTTGGCGTCGCTGATGAATTTCTCTTGCTTGGCCCTGGTCTCAAGGGTGCCTTGCTCATCGCCTTGCCATCCACCACCGATGATGTAGCCCACTTTGCCGTTGACAATGGCGTTGTGCTTTGAGCTGCGCCGGTACATATTGAGCAGGTAGTAGGGGTACTCATTCTCAACGCCGTAGCCGATGTAATCCAGTCCAGGTTGCTCGACCATAA